AAAAAAAATAAATATATAAATAATTTTTTTTCTTTTTCTTTTTTTTTTTACAAATTATACAAATTATATATTATTAATTATTTAATCTGACTTCTTCTTATCTTTTAATTGTGACATAGTAGTAGTAACTTCATTAAATAATTTATTTACAACTGTTTCATTTGCTCCATTATCAATTAAAATAATTTTAAATACAGAGATAAATAAATCTTTTGTAATTGTTTTATTATGAATAGTATCAACTAGTACCATTAAAATACTTACAACTCGATCTAAAATATCAAAGATAATATTAGAGCAAAAATTACAATATTTAGTACTAATTTTAATATTTTTATAATCTTCATTATAATGTTTTAATTTATTTACAATCTTTCTAATATGGAATTTAAAATCAATTTTACCATGATCATCAGATGATGTTTCATCTTCAGTTGTTGTAACTTCATCTTCTACTTCACCTTCTGTTTCTGTAACTGCTGGCATATTTACTGATTCTAGTAAATTCATATATGTCCTTGATTTTGCATATAATGCATATAAATCACCATTAAAATATTCATTCTTTACACTAAAATCTTGATTTAAAGTAGTCTTCTTACTTAATAATACATTCTTAATAGTTAATTCTGTAATTTCCATAATAACTTGATCTAATACAATAGATACAACTTGGAAAGAATCATTACTAAACTTATATTTAAGTTTAGAAATTGCAGATAATGCAACTTCATATTCAGATAAACTAGATAATTTTGTAAACTCTGTTTTATTTTGTTCTGTATATTTTTCTTCTACAGCTTCACGAGTTGCCATATACTTTCCAATTACTCTTTTATATTCATCAGATAATTCTAAATTTGTATTAGTACTTTGCCATTCTTTAATTTGTGATAATAGTAATTCAATATCCTTATTTACTTTATTAGTATTAATATACTTTCGTACTCGTGGTACTGGAATATAAATTAATTCATCTGTAAATTTACTTGGTGTACTTTTCTTTTCTGTAGAAGAATTAACAACTTCACTTGTTAATAACATTTCATCTTCAGTAGGTGATACATTATCTGTAGATAAAGATTTCTTCATTGGTTTTGTTAATGTAGAATCTGAACTTGTATCAGAACTCTTTACCTTTTTTACTTTTTTAACTTTCTTAACTTTATTAGTTTCAACAATATTACTTTGATTCATAATTACTGGTGATGTTGTTTCCATTTTTATATATTGATTTATATTATTTAAAATTCAATTTTTTTTATATATACTATAATATTATGTGTATTTATATTTAGATTAAAATTCAATTTTTTTTCATAATTGATGCTTAAATTATTTAATTTTTTTTATAAAAAAATATTTTATCTAAACTATAAAAAAAAATTATTTATAAAATAATTTGATAGATTTATTTATTTTTTTAATGAATTAAATTTAGATAGATAATCTATATTATCTTTTTTTTTTAATTTCTTTGATTTATTTTTTTTTAGTTCTGGAATATGAAATTCTGTATCTTCTTCTGTAATATCTTTTTCTATATTATCTTCTTCTGTAATATCTTTTTCTATATTATCTTCTTCTGTAATATCTTTTTCTATATTATCTTCTTCTATACTATCTTCTTTTTCACTATCATTATTTTCACTATCATTATATGTATTATTTTCTGTATCTATTTCATTAATATCTTCTATATAAGTTGTATTATTTTTATTAATTATATTAATATCATTATTATCATAAATTGGTAAATTATGATTTTGTGAAATAATATATTTAATATGTTCTACACTATTTTCATCAAAATTATAATTATTTTTTTCTATATTAACCATTTCTATTTCATTAGAAATACTATGTATTTTATTATTAATATAAGATTCATTTATTTGTTCTTCATTAATATTATTATCATTTATAATAATATTATTTATTTCATTTTCATTAATATCTGATTCATCATCATCATCATCATCAATTATATATTTTTTAATATCTTCTTTATGACTTTCTTTAATTGTATTTTCTAATTTTGTATTAAGTTGTTGTTGTGGTATATCTATTACTTTATTTTTTATTTTATTTTCAATTATATATTTTTTATATAAAATATATACAAATAATAATAATATTAAAATAATTACAAAAATTAATATATGATATTTATATGTACTCAAGATATTAAAAATATCAATATAATGTTTTGATTGTATTGGTTTAGATTCTACATTAGTATTTTCTTCAGTTATTACATTTGAAGTATTTAAATGAATATTATTATCTGATGATGTAAATTTCATACTACTATCAATTAATGCTGAACGTGGAATAACTTCAATTGGTTCATTCATACTATAATATTAATTTATAATATTTTTTTCTATTATTTTAAATAAATATAATATTATATGTATTATATATTTAAATTAATATAATAAAAAATTTATATAATAAAAATAATAAATAAATGGATAATATTATAAATAATAAAATTATTAAACTATTAAATTTAATTAAAATATTAATTAAAATATTTTATGACTTTATACCATCATTAGAAATAATATTAACAAATAATAAACTATTATTAGATAATATTATTAATTTAATAAAAGAAAATAATGATATAAATTTAATTATATCAAATATAAATAATTTAATTAGTAATGATAATAATGAATTAAATTTATATAATTTATTTGATATATATAAAAATATAAACTTCTTAGATAATATAATTTCAATATATATATATTATATTAATTTTGATATATTTGGTGATATTAAATTAGACATTAGTAATACATTAAAAACAAATATAAATATAAATAAAAATAATATTTTACTTGAATATAATAAATATATAGATAAATTTATTATATTCAATGATGAATTTATAAATTTTACTAGTAATTTTGTTACATCTAATTTTAATAATTTAAATAATAAATTAGTATTTGATAAATTAACTGATTTTTATAATAAATCATTTTTTATGATTAATTTAGATAAAGATAATTATTTAAATGATAAAGATAATAAATATAAATATATTGATATATTAGATATTTCATATAGTTATGAAAATTATAAAGTTACTAATTTAGTTATTAATTTATATATTAAAGTACTAAATTTAATGAATGAAAATGAATATATAAATAATATAAATGAAAGCAATAAAAATAATTTATTTAATTTTTATAATAATAATATAAATAATTATAAAAAACAAATTGATAATAAAAATTATGATAAAATTAAATATAATTATTTACAAAATTTTAATTTTAAACCATATGCATTATATAATTCAAATAACTTATTAAAATTAGATTTATTTAATATATATGATTTAGTAAATACATTATTTAATATTAAATCAAAAAAAATAAATGATATTATTAAATCAAAAAAAATAAATAAAGATAATTTATTTAATGAACTAAATAATATTATTAAATTTTATTCTAATAAAAAAAAAGAAAATTATGCATTTATTATTATAAAGAAAAATGGAAATTTAATTAATTATGATATAAATAATTTAACAAATAATGGTTTAATTATTAATAACTTATCTGGTATTAATAATATATTTTTAGAAAAAAATAATATGATTAATATTATTAATTATTTTAATGATAATGATGATTTTATATATTTAATTAATTATAATAAAGAATTAACACAAAAACTTGTATTATTAGATACAACTAATTTTATAAATTATAGGATATTGACAAACAAAAACATTGTAAAAATTATTGATAATAATATAGAAAAAGATATTAATATTAATTATATATATATTAATAATTCTGATATATATAATTTATTAAATAAGATAAAATCAATTAGAATTACTAATTTTAACAAAATTATGGAAAAAAAAATCATTAATAATATTAATGATACATCAATAGATGATTTTTATAATAGTATAAATACTAATTTTAATATTTATGATGATGAAACTATATATATAAAATTATCAAATAATTTATATAATAATATTATGTTATATATTACAAAATCAATTAAAAATAATAATAATAAAAATATAAATAAATTATTATTTATATCTACAATATTATTTGATAATAATAAAATTATAGATATATTTTCTAATACTTTATATGATTTTTATTTTTCATTATCCAATGAAAAGTTACTTTCCGATGAATCATATATAACTTATTTATCTAATGTAGATTATATAATAAATAAATTTAAAAAGGATATTTTTGATAATTATAATAGTATAAAGATTGATGTTCATATTGATGAAAATATAGAGAATATTATATCAAATATTATTAAAATTTCTATTAATAATATTATAAATACAAAAACACATATTTATGATAATATGATTGAAAAAGTACAATTATTAGTAGCTTTTAAAAATTAAAAAAAATACTTATTTTTTAATTTTTTGTATATATTTTACTTTCTTGAAGCACGTTTAGATTTCTTCGACTTCTTTGACTTCTTTGATCCCTTTGGTTTCATAGACATCTTTCGAGACTTACTTTTGGCTCCGCCAACTTTACGGCTTCCTCCGTGACTTTTTGATTTTCCTCCTCGACTTGCTTTTCGGCTTCCTCCGTGACTTTTTGATTTTCCTCCAGTGGTTAGCATTTTATTTTTATAAAATTTTATTAATAACTATAACTATATAATATATTATATGTAATATTTTATATATAAAAAATATTTAATTATTTATATTTAAATTAAAATTAAATATTTGTATTAATAATTAAATTAAAATAAATAATTAATTATTAATTATTTATTATTATTTAAATATAATTAATTAATTATTATATAAATAATAATCAATTAAAAAAATATATTTAAATTATTTTTTTATATTAAAAAATAAATATGTCAAATAAATTAGATACTAAACAACAACCACCAGTTAAAAGAAAACCAGGAAGGCCACCATTACGTATTAAAAAAGAACAAATAGAAAGAATGGGTATAGTCACTGAGCCAAGGAATAATAGTAATATTATGGAAATGGTATATGATATACCAATGATTTTTAAAAAAATATTTAATTTTCTTAAATTAATGGAAGTTAAAGAAATTAAAATTAAATTTATGGAAGATTATGTTCAATTAATATCTATAGATCATTTAGAAAAAAATATTATTAATTTAAAAATAGACTGTTCTAAAATGATACATTATTATTGTAAAAATCAAATTATTGTTGTTTTAGACTCAAAAAATATAGAAAAAGTTTTACAAAAAATAGATAAAAATTATAATACAATTACATTTATTTCTAAAATAGAAACATATAGAAGTGAAATTATGATTAATTTTTCTAATACTGATATTGATATTGATGAAATTCATACTATCAATTTAATGGAAAGTAATTTTATTGATGATAGTAAATATGAATTTATTAATTTAAATTATGAAAACTATCCAATTAAATTTCAATTACCATGTAAATATTTTAAAAAAATAATTAATGATATTTCTGCATTTAGTAATATTTTTAAAATAGAAAAAATTAAAGGTATCGAATTACAATTTCCTTATGATACAGATGGTAGAACGATTAAAGTAAATAATATTTTTAATAATGCAGAAAAAATTAAATTAGAATCTACTATTGGTGAAAATGATATTTTCTCTGTTTCTACTTATATTGATTATATTAAAGCATTAAGTAATTCACTAATTAGTGATAATATTAAAATATATGTAGATAGTGAACAAGATATGGTTTTTAAATTATTTGTTGATAATACTACATTTGAACTTACTATTAATACGCAAATTATAAATTATAATTAAAAAAAAATAATATAATATTAAAAATTATATTTCAACTTCTATTTTTTTTTTTATTATATATTTATATATTAAATTACCTATTAATATTCCTAATATTGGTATAAATATTGATATAATACCCCAATATGTATTTATTGTAAAAATATTATTAAATTTATTATTATATACTATTAATATAAATATATTTGATATTAATGTATGTATTGGATTAATACTATATCCAATATCATATCCAAATAATATAAATAATATTATATATGATATACTTAATAATAATGATTTTATAATTCTACTATTATATAATCTTAATATATATATATAACTAATTGTATATATAATAGATAATATTAATAATAAAAATGAACTACTTAATATAGATCTATTTATATTTTTTTGAGTTGAATATATTTTCCCAATTATATTTATATCCGTTATTTTACTTATTTCATTATAATATATACCATAAATAGTTATATTTGCTAATAATGATGATATTATTTGATATATAATAATATTTATATTTTTATATATTTTATTTTTATGTATATTATTAAATAAAACTAATAATATTGTTAATATTGGATTAAATTGTAAATATTGTATACATATATTACTTATATTATTTATTATTATAAATATTAAACCATAACTAATAGATATATATATCCAATTAGTATATGTATATATACTATTATTATTATTAATAATAAATTGTGTAGATATAATATTTATAAATAATATATATAAATATGATAGTGTAAATAATATAACATTTTCTAGTATATTATAATATTGTACTATTGTATTATTAATTTCATTATTATTAGTATTATTAGTATCATTATTAATATTAATACTAAAATCAGAAAAATTATCTTCTAATGATTGTACATTATATTCACTATCATTTAATTTATTACTTGTACTACGTTCACTATCTATATCATAATAATTATTATATTGTTGTGTAGTTATATAATCGATTACTTGTATACTTTTATTACTAACAGGTGTTAATACTATACTTTGTTCTGAATAATTACTAAATTCACTAAAAGATATATTTGATAATTGTGGTGAATTAATATTACTAAGAATACTATTTGTTTTTAAATTATTTATAGTATTATATGAGTCATTTGTAAATCTATTATTTAGATTATTATTTAGATTATTATTTAGATTATTATTTAGATTATTATTTATATTGTTTTTTAAATTATTCCAATAATTAATCAATTCTGTTATTTTTTTACCCATTTATAAAAAAATAATATTTATATTTAAATAGTATTATTATTATTATTATAATATAATATTAAAATTAGAATTAATATTATTTTTTGATAATACTGCCATTTTATCTGCATTATATATACCACTTTCATCTTTATTAAAGGTACTTATATCTTTTTTTGTAGATTCTGGGTGTCCTTTAACATGATTAAAAATAATATTAATATTATTTTGTTTTAATATATTATAATTATAATATATATATATAACTAAATCAATATTTTTTTTATCAAATACTGTACCTTTTTTAATCCAATTACTCATCCATTTAGTAATTACATTAATCCAAAATTCTGAATCAGTATTAATAATTACATTATATTTTTTTGAATTGATGATATTCTTATTATTATAGATAAAATCATATTTATCTGATGGGTATATGCTTTTTTCTTCGATTAAATATTTATTTAATTCATTTAATATATCTATTTTATCTACTAATTTATATTTTATAATCATTAATGAATATAAAATAGCATAACCCTCTGCTCTAATATTAGAACAATTATATTTTATATATTTATCTGGGTTTGTCTTTTCTTTTGTTTTTTCATTATAACTAAAAGTAATATTATTAATTTTTTTATTTATTTTATATATTTTATTATCTATAAATTTATCAATATATATACCTAATCCAGCAGTAGCTGTTGTTTTTCCATTACCAGAACATGCACCATCAGTATATATACTAATATCATATTCATTATTAACTAATTGATTAGTATTGATACTTACTTTATTAGTTAATTCATTTGTTATAATGTCATCTATATTTATATTATTATCATTATTTACTATATTTTTTAATTCATTATAATTATTATTTATATTATTTACTATAGAGTTAACAATTTTACTAGATAAATATTTTTTACATTCATTAATAACTATTTCTTGTAATTTATTATCCATATTTTATTTTAAAATTGAATATGAATATTATATATATATATAAATAATATATATTCAATTTTAATTATAATGATTTATTTAATTGCTTGTATTGATAATCATAATGGTATTGGAAAAAATAATGATATACCATGGAAATATAAAGAAGATTTAAATTGGTTTAGAAATTTAACTACATATAATATAAAGAACCATAGTTTAAATATATTGAATACAAATCCTGATTTAATTAAATTTATGAATGTTGGTAAAAAAAATGTTGTTATTATGGGAAGAAAAACTTATGAATCAATTCCTGTAAAATATAGACCACTTTCTAATAGAATTAACATTGTTTTAACTAGAAATAAAAATTATAAAAATGATAATGTAATAGTTAATAATAATATTATTGAAACATTATTATATTTAGAAAATAATAAAAAAAATTATAATCAAGTATATGTAATTGGTGGATCTGAAATTTATAAACAATTTTTAGATTTAAAAATTATTAATACTATGTATATTACACATATAAAGAATGAATTTTTATGTGATCAATTTCTTCCATCTAATTATTTAAAATATTTTAAACTAAATGATTATGTTTATAATTTTAATAGTATGAATTTAAAAAATAATGAAAATGATAGTTTATCATTACGTACATATACATATGTTAATAAAGAAGAAATAAATTATTTAAATATGGTTAATAAAATTTTAAATAAAGGTGTTTATAATTTAGATCGTACTAAAGTTGGTACTTTATCTCTATTTGGTAAGTCATTTAAATATGATATTCGTAATTATAGATTACCTTTATTTACTCATAGAAAAATGTTCTTTAGAGGTATTATTGAAGAATTATTATTCTTCATTTCTGGAAAAACAGATACTAAATTACTTGAAGATAAAAAAGTTAATATCTGGAAAGGTAATACTTCTCGTGAATTTTTAGATTCACGTGGTTTACAACACTATAAAGAAGGTGATATGGGACCAGGATATCCATTTCAATTAAGAAATTGGAATGCAGAATATATTGACTGTAATACTAATTATGATGGTAAAGGATTTGATCAATTACAATATGTAATCGACTTAATTAAAAATGACCCAACGTCAAGAAGAATTTTATTTAATTACTGGAACCCATCTGAATTTAAAAAAACAGCTTTAATGCCTTGTCATATCCTATATCAATTTTATGTTAATACTGAAAAAGGTGAACTATCTTGTTCATTCTATCAGAGGTCATCAGATAGTGCCCTTGCTAAAAATTATAATACATGTTCTGCTGCTTTATTGGTTTTTATGTTGTGTAAGCTAACAAATTTAAAACCAGGAAAAATTATTCATAATATTGGTAATATACATGTATATATGAATCATATTGATGAAGTTAAAAAATTTATTAATAATAAACCATTAAATTTTCCAATTTTACATATTGAAGATCCTAATAATGAAATTAAAACTATTGATGACTTTAAATATGAAAATTTTAAAGTGTTATTATATAATTCATATGGTAAATATACATTACCTATGGCTGTTTAAATAATAATAATTTATTAAAATTTATAAATACATTAAATATTTTTTTTTATTATTATAATAATTATAATAATATATATATTATATTATGTTTACTTTACCAGCACAACCAGTAGCAGCAGCTAAAATACGTTCAGTATCAAAAAAATCAAAAAAATCTAAACGTAAGTCTAAGAAAGTTTCTAAGAAAGTTTCTAAGAAATCTAAGAAATCTAAAAAATCTAAAAAATCTAAAAAATCTAAATCTCGTCGTTAAACTTTATGATTTTAATTCTATATCTTGATAATTTAATTCAGTTGTTATAACTTTACTACCACGATCTTTGTATGTTTTTTTACGTTGATAAAATTGAAACTTGAGTGGAATTTTATTGTCAACTATATCTATAATCTCCCTATGTACATCTTGCCCTTCACCTAATCTAAATACACGTCCAACAATTTGTGTTGATTTACTTTTTCTTGGTGTTGATAATATCATTGCATTCATTTTAACTATTGATACACCTGTACTTGAATATTGATAAGTTGTAAATATAACTGTACTATGTTTTTTTGCTTGTGATATATCACTATCTGTACTTCCACCATATAATACAATACTTCTATCTTCTTCTGGTATAGATAATTCACAAACGTCTACAATTTGTTCACTTAATAAATCATATAATGTTATTAAATGATTTCTCCTTTCTGAAAATACAAATATATTTAAATTTTCTTTTGATAATTTTATAATACTATCTATAATTAATTGGTTTCTATATTTATCTTCAATTAATTGATTTATAATATGTGGTACATTCATCATATTATTTTTTGGATTTATTTCTACTTGTGTATACATTTCTGGTCCATTATATTTTATTACGTTAACTGTTGACTCAAATACTACATCATTCTTTACATAATTTTCAATTTCATTTACATCTAATACCTTTCCAATATTTAAATGCGATACCGCATCAAATGTATCTATTCTTTCATTAGGTGTTGCCGTCAATCCCAGCATATAGTCACACTGACATCTATTAAATATTTGTTTAAATGTATTTGAACAATATGTATGACTTTCATCAAATATTACTAATCCAAATTGATTATAATATTCTAATGGTGTCATTGTAGTTACTATCTTTTTTTTATCTATCTTTGTTTTAAATATAAATTCATCTAATACAGCACTATTAATAATACTTACCATTATATCCCCATCTTTCTTAGATGTTCCATAATATTCCCCAATTGTATTATTAGGAAAATATTGTTTTAATAGTTCTTTCCATTGTTTTAACATGAAAGTATTTGGGACGATAATTAATGTCTTCTTCTTTATTTTATTTATTATATCCATTGCTATATAAGATTTCCCAGAATTATGAGTCACAATAAAATCACCCATTAAATATTTATTATTACCATTTAGTTTAAATCCATAATAATTATCCTTTTCTAATTTTTCAACTTTAATACTAGAAACTAGTACATCCTTTGTTTGTTTTCTTGGTTTTGCTTTCTTTCTTGGGCATAATGTTGGAATTTCCTCTATACCTTTTCCAGATATGGTTATACTCCAAGCTGTTCCATATTTTTTTTCACCATTTTTTAAAACCCATGACGTTTTTTTAAATTGTTTATAACACGCAAACCCAAGGCTTCTACATAAGTATATAACATCATCTATTATTACTTCATTTTTCTGTGTAAAATTAAATACACCACTATGTAAACACCCATCAGAATCAAGTAGACCAGCTAATAATTTTAATTGGTTTTCCCTTGAATTACATTTATATATACTTGGAATATGTTTATTATTTAATAAATTTAATTCTCGTAATTTATTTAGAAAATAATTACTATTATGTCTACCTGGGCAATTTCCATTAATTCTATATGTATATGATTCTTTAAATTTTAAATAACATTTATATTGTTTTAAATTATTTGCAAAATAGTGTAAAATAGTTGAATCTTGTGAAGTTATTTCAGAAGATTTTGACGTCCCATCACCAATCCAATACCCAATCATATATGGGTCTAATGGTAATTCAATTTCTTTAAAATTAATTGGGACTTTGTAGCCATTTAAATATTTTTGCATACAAGTTGATAATTTTATATATTCTTTAACTGTAATCTCAACAAATCGATTATCATTAATATTATTTAAATAATCAACAGATAATTTATATATCTCTTCTTTATTTTTATTTTTATAAGAAAATGTTTTATCTTTAACTTTAATTAAATTATTATCAAAATATCTTATTGTATAATTTTGTTTATTAATTGAATCTACTATTATTTTTTTTTTACAGTATTTTAAACATAATATATGATTTTCATTAACAATATAAGATTCACCTTTAACATTAGTTATTTTATACATCATTTCTTCACCTCTACATAATTGTAAAACTTTACGTGGTGTTGAATCATCACCCATTAGTAACTCACCAATTTTAATATCTTGTACTTTTTTAATAGTACCATCAAACATTAAAATTTTCGTATCTTTAATATGACATCCTGCAGTTGCATGTAAAGTACACCCTGCATTTCCTTTTAATTTATTTTCTTCAGTAAATATATTTTCCATTATATATTTAACAACAATCTTTTGGTTTTTATTTGATTCTCCTATATATTTACATTCTATATCTTCACCTGGTTTTATCTTATTAGTTATACTATCAATTATACCACTTTCTAATAATTCAAAAGCTCCAAATCTTGGTAAAATAATATATTCTTTTTTACATATCTTAAATAATTTAACTTTTTGGATAAATTTAGTAATATGATTCTTATTACTTAATGTAAACTTATTTTTTATTGTATTTACTTTTTTTTCATTATATTTATTAATTATATCTTGTATCTTTATTTTTACTCCTAGTTTTTTTAAAACTCCATTAATTTCCATAATTAATGTTATACTTATATTATAATATTTATTTAAATATTATTTAAATTAAAAAATTGATTAGTTTATTATTAATATATATAATAAACTAATATGCTATATTTTCATTCAAGTAAAATTGCCAGTTTAACCAAGTATAATAAATATGTTTCTAATGATGAATATGTAAAATTATTTATTGATATTTTATATAAAAAGAAAGAAGAATTAAAAAAATATGATGAAGAACATAATAATTTTAAAGTATTATCTAATGAAGAACATTTAGATACTATTATTTTAAATAATATTAATGAAAATGATAAAAATGAGATTAAAAAATTAATTAATTTATCTGTTGAAAATAATGAAGATTTACATAATAAAACATCAGAATTAAAATTAGTTATTCACCAAAATAAAGATATTTGTGTAGAAACTAAAGAAAAAATGACTAAACAATTAAATAGTAAAATAAATTGTAATTATGGTATTAATACTGAAAATAAAGCAATTACTATCTATGAAGCTGAAACTAATAATAAAGTATATAATAATAATTTTAAGTTATATGTTCATAAATATACAAATTTTGCCATTTGTGGGAAAACTGATGGATTTGTTAAAATTAATGATAAAGAATATATATATGAAACTAAAAATAGAAAAAGTAGATTCTTTAATACTATTCCTATTTATGAAAAAATTCAATTATTAGCTTATACTGTATTATGTAAAAATAATAATATTATTTTTACTCAATGTATTAATGATAAAATTAATATTAAACAATTAGATAATTATATTGATGATGATCTTTGGGATAATATTATCTTAAAATTAAAACAATATGCTTTATTAATTAATAAATTACAAGAAAATAATGATTTTAGATCTTCTTTTATTACATTATCTAATGATCAACAAAAATTTGAGTTTTTACAAGAATATTTAGAATGGTTGTAAATATTATATAGTTTTAATTTATAAAAAACATAAAAACATAAATTTCATTTTTTACATTTCAAAATATTTTTTTTAACGATGAAAAAAAAATATTTTGATTGATTGGTAAAAAATATTTTTTTCAAAATTTTTAGATTTATATTTTTATTTTTTTATATTACTAATATAAAATAAATTATTTAAAAATAGATAATATATTTTTTAAGATTGTATATATACTATTATATTATCTTATCTACTTATTATATACAATCTTAAAAAATTATCTATTTTTAAATAATTATTTTTATAATATAATTATAATTTAAATATATACATATATTATAAGTATATAGAGCATAATACTTATCTATTTTTAAAACAAAAATTAAATTTTTATCCATATATAATATATAGTTTTAATTTTAGATAATGTGTATAATTGTGATAAATGTAATAAGAATTTAAGTTAAAACATCATTTAATTTCACATTTAAATAAGAAAATATCATGTGTTCGAATTATAAAATGTGATAATTGTATTATTGAATTTAAAACAATTCAAAATTTAAATAAACATCAAAATAGAAAGAATAAATGTAAAAAGGTAGATTTACTACAAGAGAATAATGAATTAAAAAAAGAAATTATAAAATTAAAGAATAATAATAATAATAATATTGAAGATAAAAATATTATATCAGATAAATAAGGTTATATATGTAGCATCTAATATTTGCTATGAAATACAAAAAATTCGAAAAATTGGGAGAACTATTAACATTGATACTCGTATTAATGGGTATAATACAGGATTATTACAAAAAGATAAATTTTCATATGTTTATACATTTCAAACTGATTATCCAATTGAATTAGAACAATTAATATTTAAAACATTAGAAAAATATAAAGTAGAAAATGAAATGTATAAATTAGAATTATCAAAAATTAAAACAATTATTGAACTATTAAATCAAAATATAATAAATGAAAAATATATAAGTCAAATATTATAATATTATAATATATCCAAACTTAAATAATTATTTACTATAATAAATAGTAATTTAATTTAAAAAAATAGAATAATATAATAGTATAAATATACTATTAATTATTTTTTTATCTAAAATTAATCTAAAAAATAATAATTATTGTAATGTTTATTTGTACTAAATGTAATAATAATTTTACTACTAAACAAAATTTAAATAAACATATAAATAAAAAAATCCCTTGTGATAGAATTATTAAATGTGATAACTGTTTAATTGTATTTAAAACTAAGCAAATATTAAATAAACATCAAAATCGAAAGAATAAATGCAAAAAGGTCGACCTACAAGTGAAGAATAAAGAGTTAACATATGAGAATACAATATTAAAACTAGAATTAGAGAATCAGAAATTAAAGAATAGCCAAATAATAAATAATAATATAACTAATAATAATAATTCAAATAATAATACATTTATATTAAATAATTTTGGAAATGAGAATTTAGAATTTATAACGAAGAAGTTTTTAACAGATAGTTTAAAGAATATAATAAATACTAGCTTACCATTAACAATAGAAAATAAGACACAATTAAAAGTAGATAAATTAAGTTATTATGGGTCAGATATAAATGATATAAATATATTTCGATTATTTATTAAACTAATATTCCGTAACGAGGATTACCCTGAAAATAAAACAATTAAATACGACGATGAGACGGATAGTTTTTATTATTATTCCAACGATGAATGGATAATAGTAGATGAAGAATCTAAAAATATATTAGTAGATAGAATATTTAAAAAGATACAACAGTTATTACTAGATAAACAACCATTAAAAGATGATAGAGATTTAAAAAAATTAGAAATTTATCTAGGTGAAGAATATAATATAAAAATAAATAAGATAAATGAAAAGGATTACGCATTATTACAAAATAGTAAATTTTATAAGAAGTTTTATAAAAATGTATTAAGTATAGAATATAAAGATAAAACGAAATTAGACAACCATGAAAATAATATAATTATTTAAAAATTGACAGGTGTACAACATTGTACAGCAAAACAATAGACATAGGAGTGGAAATAATACAATTAAAGAATATTAATATAACATTTGTGGATTATTTCCTTGAAATATGTAAAAATGATAATGATTTTATTATTGAATATAAAAAATTACAAGAATATAAAGTTATTAATAATATTGATACAAGTTATAATATTGAAAAGATGCTTAAAACAGTATAATTTAACAAAAGATAATGATTAACAGCTGTACAACGTTGTACAGGTTAGAGAAAACAACTGATAGGCAAAATAGAGGTATATATATTAAAAAAGAATATAAATTAACACAAACATCATTTAAACTATGTTTAATTCGTGCAAAAAAATTGATTTATTTTTTTTAATATTATATAATAAACTATAAATTTATAAACTAATAATAAAATGAATAATTTTACAACAATTGAAGAATATAACAATAATTTAATTAAAAATTTAAACAGAATTGAACTAATTGAATATTTTAAATATGTTCATCATAATTTTTATAAAAATATTAATGTAACATTTATGGATTATTTCCTTGAAATATGTAAAAATGATGATGATTTTATTATTGAACATAAAAAATTACAAGAATATAAAGTTATTAATAACATTGATACAAGTAATAAAATTGAAAGATGCTTAAAGCAGTATAATTTGACTGAAAATGTTGATTACTTGGTGTCCAACGTTGGACAGGTTAGAGAAACAACTGATGGACAAAATAGAGGTGAAATTATTAAAAAGGAATATAAATTAACACCAACAGCATTTAAACTATGTTTAATACGTGCAAAAAATTCTAAAATTTATGCTAATTATTATTTACTACTTGAAAAGGTGTTTAAGTATTATAATGATTATCAAATTGGTTATCAAGAATATTTATTATCACACAAAGATGAAAAGATTGATAGGTTAAATGAAAAGATTGATGAACAAAATAAAAAGATTGATGAATTATTAAATTATGGTAAAGATACAAAAGAGCAATTAAATATTATTCAAGAACAAAATGAAGAATTACTTGAAAATGTTGAAATTTTAGATAACTCAGTTGATGAATTATATACTAAAATTGATGATATTAAAGAAGATAAACATGAAAAGTGTGAAAATGAAAATAATAATCATTTCTTCTCTTTAATTAAACTTAATAAAGATGAATATAAAATCATTAATGGTACCGGAAGTTATAATGATAATGTAATTAAAAAAATATCAATTGAAGATACATTAATTACAAAAGAGTATACACCAAATGCTCGTACGTTATACTTAAGATTTAAAGAAATTATGAATAATGAATTAAAAGAAAAACTAGATGTAATTAAAAATAATAAAACATTAAAAAATAAGATTAAACTAAAGAAACAAATTAAAGAAAATGTTGAATTTTCAGTTAAATATTCTAAAATTTATTTAATTAAGGGTACAGAAGAAACATTAATTAATAAATTACTTGAAGTAAATAATAAAAGATATAATGTATTTGATAAACCATAAATATATAAAATAATATTTATTTTTTTTTATTATAATTGAAAAAATTGAAAATATATATTAAAAATATTATAATATATAAATATATAAAATGTCAAAAAATATTTGTAATATCTGTGCTGAACAATATAATAAAACAAAACGTTTTCCAGTAAAATGTAACTGTGAATTCGAATGTTGTAGAACATGTATAAAAACATATATACTTGATAAAAATGAAGAACCATCATGTATGTCATGTAATGAAGTATGGGACAGAAAGTTTATGTCAGATAACTTTGAAAGAACATTTATGAATAAAACATTTAAAATACATCGTGAGAATATTCTTATTGAACGTGAAATTAGTATGCTTCAAGCAACTCAACCATATGTAGAAAGAGAAATTAACATTGAAAAGATAAAAAAAGAAATATATAATATAAAAATTGAACATGAAAATAAAATGAAAGATTTATATGATACATTATATTATTATCAAGATAATGTAAACTCAATAGAAAGAAAGAAATTTATAAGAAAATGTCCAAATAATGTTTGTAAAGGATTTTTAAGTTCAGCATTAAAATGTGAATTATGTAACTGCTGGGCATGTTCTGAATGTAGAGAAATAAAAGGTTATACTACAGAAGAAAAGGATAAACATGAATGTAATAAAGAAATTTTAGAATCTATTAAATTTATGGAAAAGGATACTAAGGAATGTCCTGGCTGTTCAGCATTAATATTTAAAATTATGGGGTGTTCTTACATGTGGTGTACAGAGTGCCATACATCATTTAATTGGCGTACATTACGTATTGAAAGTGGTATAAATCATAATCCAGAATATTATGAATATTTAAGAAGAACTACTGGATCCGTTGAAAGGAATCCTAATGATATACAATGTGGGAGAGAAATTGATATACATTTCATACATTTTATAATGAATACATTTGAAAAAGATATAAAATTACCAGAAGGTTGGACAAAACATATCGATAGATATAATAGAATATATTATAAATATAAAGGTAAAGTATTATATAATCAAAAAAGGCCTGAAATATTTTTAATGAGTGAATTATGTAGAAATATAATTCATATTAATCATGTAGAAAAAGAAAAATTCAGAGTATTAGATAATTTAAATAAAAATTTACAATTAAGAATTGATTATATGAGAAATAAAATAAATAAAGAAGAATTTAAAGTAATTATTCAAAAAAAAGATAAAGATTATGATAAAAAAAAAGATATAATAAATATTTTAAATATGTATACAACATGTGCAACTGATATTTTATATAGATTAAATGATAACCCTTTATTTATTGAAGAAGTAACAAATGAATTATATGAATTAAAAAACTATACTAATGAATGCTTAGAAAGAGTAAGTAAAGTTTATAATTGTAAACAATATGAACTAAATGAATTATTTGTGTTTGTATAATTATAAATATTAAATATATTTAATATTATTTTTTTTTACCCTACGCTTATATACATTAATATCATCATTTACTTTAATACCCCATTGAATTTTAGTATTATTAGATGCATTTTTTAAAAAATTATTTAATGAATATATTCTATTATTAATATTTTCAGTTTTCATATTACCAAATAAATATTTTTTAGGTAACTTTGGTAATACATTTTTGGTATAACCTTTATCTTTAATTAATGTATAATATAATAATTCAAAATCACTATATCTTTTCCAACAATATATTTTATCATAATTAAAATTATTAATTTCTAATTTATATAAAACATAACTATGATTTAAATATTTTACAATTTTATAATCAACAATAATAGCACTTTTTAAACTAATTTCATCTGGAATTTCTAAATATTTTTTATTAGTATTATAAATAGTTTGTAAAGTATTTGTTTGTTGATCTAATATTAAATTTAATTTATCATAAATAACTTTTCCATTCATAACACCTATATGTATTGATGTATTTTATATTATATATAAAAATTATTTTTATATGAAAATAAAAAAATGTATAATATGTAACTTAATAGTTACATATTATTTTTGAAATCATCAACATGTACATTGCATGTATATGTTTTATCATTTAAATTATTATAAATTTGAATTTGGTAATTTGAATCAGTATTATCAAAATTATTAACAATATAATTATCATAATATAATTCAATATCTTTGTTATGTTTAACTAATTTATTAATCAATTTATATTTAATAAAATCATTTCGATAGCGAGAATATAAAAGTACACAATTTTTTTTAATATTATTACCAATCATATATTTCACAATATTATTATAGAAGAATACAATTTTTTCATTTTTTTCTCTTATTTCATTTGAAACAATAATAACATTATCATATTTTTCAACAATTTTATTTAATTGTTTATAAATGTTTGCAATATCACTTTTATAATTTTTTTGTAAAACATCATCAATAAATTTACATAAATCGATTAAGATTGTATTTTTGTTTAAATATAAATCATTACATAAATAATTCAAATATGTATTTAATTTAAAAATTCGTTTATCTTTTTTTTCATAGTTAATCATTTCAATTAAATCAGTTGGTAGAAAGTACATTTTAAAATTGATTTGTTTGTTATATAATAATTAACATTTAATAATCAATTTTTTTTTAAGTAAATAAAATTGAAAATTGATTTAAATAATAAATACATATAATAATATATATAAATAAAGTAAAAAATGAATAAATTATGTGAAACTAAAATTAAATTAATAAAATACATTAATAAAGGAAATCATTATAAATTAGATAAATATAATTATGATATGATGAAATTAATTATATTTATTGATAGTGAAGATATATCATATTTAGATATGTTAAATGATATTAGCATGGTTCCAATGATTACATCAGTTAATGATAAATTACAAAGATATGAAATATTATATACAGGTATTAATATTATTGATATTTTAGCATTACTATATGATGAGCCTGTATCAACAAATTATTATGATAAAGTATTAGATACATTATATGAACAATATTTACAATTATTATATAATGTATTAAATAATAGATTTAATAATGTTTTGACTTGTAAATTTAAAAAAACTTTGGAAGATGCAGTTATTCCAACAAAAAAATCTGCATCAGATGTTGCATATGATCTTACAATTATTAAAGAAGTAAAAAGAATTTCAAAAAGGACAGCATTATATGATACTGGTATTAGCATAACAGTACCATTAGGTTTTTATACAAAAATTCATGCAAGAAGTTCAATGGTAAAATCTGGGTATATGGTTTCCAACAATACTGGAATTATTGATTCTAATTATAATGGATCACTTTTAGTTGCATTAACTAAAATTGATGATGAGTTACCAGATTTAGAATTACCATTAAGATGTGCACAACTTGTACTTCAAAGACATTATCATTATTTATTAGAAGAAACTACTGAAGAATTTGAAGATACAATAAGAAATACTGATGGTGGTATTGTTAGAAGTGCTACATAAATTAAAATAAATTTTTATATTTATTCCAATTATTAATATTAATATTTTTTAATTGAACACTATCAGAAAATACAATATTAATATTAGTTTTTAAAATATTTATTTTACCAATAATAATATTATTTTTTTGAATATTGAGTTCATTATTTGATACTATATCAAAAATAATATTAATAGAAATTAAATCAGAAATAATTACTTGTAATATTTCATAAATATTTTTATTTTTTTTATAATTATTTAAAAATAAATATATATCGTCATTATTATTATTAGAAATAATAGAAGTTATATTATTAAATTCATAATTAATACTTTTTTGTAATAATAACATTTTACTATTATATTCATTATCAAATATAGTAAAGTGATGATATAATTCTAATATTTGTTTAGATATAGAATCATGTAATGTATAAATATTATTTTTAATTTTATTAATATAATCTTTCAAATAAGATAAATCATTAATGCTATTATTAATTTTTGTATATGAATTTTCAGTAAATTTATTTAGATACATTAATGTTAAATCATTTTTACATTCAGTATTAAAAATATTAATAAAAGATTTTAATAAAGTTATACCAATTTGTATATTATCTATATTATTATATGTATCTTGAATAAAAATTATAATATTATTTTTATTTTCTTTATTTTTATATATTTCCCATTCTATATTTTGTTTTTTTCCAACTATTTTACTACATACTGAAATAAATATAGCATAATTAATACCTGTTGATTCCATATCATTATTTAACTTATTAATCTCATTCTTATTTACAACTTCATTATAAGTTTTTACTTCTAGGATAACTCTTTCATTAATATCATTTAAATTTAAATGGAAATCACCAGCATGTGGGATATGTGAAGTATCTATTATATCATAATTAGGATATACTTTATTTATATAATCATAAATAATATTTTCACCAAAATTACCTTTTATAATTGGTTTATTAAAATTTTTAGTAATTTCAGCTATATGTAAATTAATATTATTAATTATTGGATTATTATTAATAATATCATTTATTTTTGTATCATATTCTATTTCATTTCTTTTTTTATAATAATTGAACCCAAGTTGTACAATTTCATTATAAAATAAATTAATATTATTAATATTATTTTCTTTAATATAATTTTCTAAATCATTTTGTAATTTTAGATCAATAATAAAATCATCCATATTTTATGAATATTATAATTAAATATTATATATTGTTTAATTAAAAATAATATATAATATATATTACATAATAAAATGGAAGATATTAGAGAAAAAAAAATAGTTAATATATTAAGCTTTGATGGTGGTGGTATACGTGGTTTATTATCAGCTAAAATTGCATCATATATAGAAAATAATTTAAGTGGTAATTTTTGTGATCATTTTGATATTATATCAGGTACATCAACTGGTGGTATAATAGCATTGGGTTTAAATATTCCAACTAGTTTAGGTAGACCAAAGTACACAGCAGAAAAATTAATTGATATATATAGAGAAAATGGAAAACATATATTTTCAAGATCATTTAGCCAGCGATTTTCATCAGGTTTCGGGCTATTAGGATCAAAATATTCATCTGAAGGTATTAGTGATGTTGTATATAAATATTTTAATAATATAAATATGTCAGAAAGTATTTCAAACACGTTAATAACATCATATGGTATTGAAGGTGATTGTCCAGTATATTTTAAAAGTAGTAATGCTATTAATAAACAAGAATATTGGGATTATCCAATGTATAAAATAGCGCAAGCTACTGGTGCTGCTCCAACATTTTTTCCACCAGTTGAATTAAAAAATCAAAAGGGAGAAAGACATTTATTAGTTGATGGTGGAATAGTTAGAAATAATCCATCTCAATCAGCTTTAGCATATTCTAAAGAATTATATCCATATGCTGAAGAATACCATATATTATCAATTGGTACTGGAAGGACAACTACAGTTACAAATTCAACACCAGGTGGTATACTAAATTGGGCTAGTAATATATTAGAATATATTATGGATGGGTCAAGTCAATCAACTGATTTTGAATTAAGACATGCATTTGATGCTATGAAAAAAAATGAAAAATCAGAAAAATCAACATACTATAGACTACAACCTGAGATATTACAAAAAGATAGTACTATGGATAAATATTCTAGTAGACATCTAACAAAATTAGAAAATTATGCAGATAATTATATTCACAATAATAGAGAATATTTAAACAAAATTATTGATGAATATAATGAAAGATATAATAATAGATCTATTCTATAAATTTATATATTAAAAAAAATAAAATTTTATTTTTTTTTGAACTATAGTTTATAATTTTATAATTCATAGATACGAGCACGGGTAATCGAAACCCGAATTTTCCCTTATAAGAAGAATATGATAACCATTTCATTATACTCGTACTTATATATTAATATATATTTAGATTAAAATTGAATTTATAATTTATAAATTAATATTATAATGGAAATAACAAACTATAATTTAAATACAGGTCAAGCTAATGATAATAATAAATATAAAGGTTTAATAATAATATTACAATATATTATAGTAATATTTTTGTCAATTGCATATATTTCATATATGGTATATATTTTAATGTAATATAATAGAAAATAATTTTATTTTTTTTATATTTGTTAAAATATAATGGATTTAATAAATTATAAAATAAAATTACCATTAGAATTATTAGATATAATAGATTCATATAATAAAGAAAATATAATAGGACAACGTAAAGTATGTCAATTTTATATATATGATAATATTGATGGATATTACGATTATCAAAAAATATGTACATCTTGTTATTATAATGATATAAATAACTGTCAACATTATGATATATTAAATAATCATTTTATTAATGAAACAGTAGGTAATATATCAATTATGGATATTGATTATGAGTATTTTCAAAATAATCATAGAATAAATAATATTTTATTTTATAAATATTTACCTTATTATAAATTTAAACAATTAAAACATTATAATATGATAGATATTATTGAAAACCATTATGGTAAACTACAATTTTTTATTTAAATAAAAAATAAAATTACAATATTTAAATAAGTTCATTAAATACTTCTTCAAATTTTTCAATAGATAGCCATGTTTTTTTTACTACTAATTTTTCATATACTTCATTTTTATATTTATTATAGTCTTCTTTATTTACTTGATTAAATTTTTGATATTCAAATAATTTAGACATAATATTATATGCAATTAATGCTAACTCTTTTATTTCAAATCCTTGAATAGCATAATTTTTCTTATCATGTGAAATACTCATTTTATATGATGTTTTATTAAATGATACACCAACAGTTTCATCATTTTTCATTATTGTATTCTGAGCACTTTGACTTCTTGTTTGTTTTTTTAGATTTACTTTGCGATTATCTAAAGTATTATTATTAATAAAATTAATTACTTCATTACTTTTCATAGTTTTACCGTCTTCTCCTGTAATATAATGATGCATTCTTTTACTTTTTCCATTAATACAAGAATTGACATATTTTCCACCACTAATACTCCAGTTATATTTATTTAAGTCGAGCCATAATTCATCATCAACTAAAGCATATACTGTTTTATCTTTATTTTTTACTGAAATTATTGCAATACCATCATCATTTCTTTTAATCTCTTGATTTTCAAATTTTTCCTGTTCTGTTAATTTAAGTTCTTCAAGTTCTTTATTTAAATTTTCAAGTTCAATAATAGCTTCTTCAAGTGTTTCTTTTCTTAGCGTTAAATATCTTTTTTTATTATATGTTCTTGATGCTTGATATTTATTATCAACAAATTTAATATTTAATGGAAGATCTCTTTCTACCTTTTTTGGTAAAATATCTTCTAATGTTAATTTTTGTCTCTTTATTGTACTATATTTAATTAATCCATTAGTTTTTGCATTTTCTCCATAAATTAAAAATGCAGCAATATCATATTGTTTTGCTGCATCAAGTGTATTATCAAAGTTACCAAGATGAATTCTTTTTGAATTATTGTTTATATATCCTTGGAATTTATTATATCTAGTTGGTTTAACTCCAATATATTTACAAATATCAGTAGTTTTATCATTATTTCTATTTTGGGCATTTTGGGAAATTGTACAATATCTTAGATTATCTTTAGTATTATTTAACCCATTACCGTCAATATGATCAATTGTAATATTTTTATCTTCATTTTTTTTTAATATTAAATGATGAAGTCTTCCTTTTGGTTTAGAACATATAGCATACTTTTTATTATCACTTATAAATAAATGAAAACTTAATTTTGATAACTCATCATAATCTTCATCATCAACTGTAGTATATTCTACGATTTCTTTATTTTTATTTTTTAGTGGGATTTGTTTTACCATTATTATATTATATTATCTTTATATATTAAGTAAAAAAATAATCAATTTTATATTATAGTGAACTTTTATTATACAATCCAATTGAACTGACAGAATGTGCAAGTAAGTGAGTAATTGCTACCCTCGTCAAGGCTGCGTAATTGAACTTGTTCAATAGTAACACTTTTTTTCTTACAATTTCTGCAAGTATAAAGATTACTTTTCTTGAAAACAAGTTTTTGATTACTACGAACAGTTAATTTATTAATAATATTGATAGATTTTTCAGGACATAATACAGCAGATGATAATAACGCAATATTATCAATATTAATTTTATTATTAATAATTTGTTTAATTAGATAATCGCTATTAACTTCAGAGTCAATATCTAAATTTTTGGTAACTTTATTAGTATATAATCTATATAAGTATTCAAATTTATTATTATCCCATGATTTAATATACATTAATTCATTACTTTTATTAATAGTTTGATTGTAACATGATAATTCAATTCTAATAATAATATCTTTAATTTGTTCATAATTCAAAGTATCATAAATATTATCATATTTATATAATAAATCACTAATTAATAATAATATACTTCTTCTCAATTTATTATATAATTCATCTTTATATAATTCAATAGGAATTACAAATTTTAATTTATTATTTAATTTATTTTTAATTAAATCTAAACTTCCCATTATTAAATTAATTATATATATATATAATTATTACTTATTTAAATCAATTTTAAATTTTTAATATATAATTATAATCATTTCTTTTTAATATATTATTTTTTATTATTTATTTATATATAATATAGAAATAATAAAAAGTATGTATGGATAGAGATAATAAAACAGGTATACCATTATATTCATTTATACAAGTTGGCCAAGCATTATTAGATCAACAAAGTAAACAAAAAGAAAACAAAAAAAATAAAATAGAAAGTAATATAGTAATAGTTAATAATTATAAAAATAGTATAGAAAAGGTTAATAATAATATTTTTATAAATAGTAATAAAAAAAAACAAAATAATAATATTATTATAACGACTGATTCGACTTTAAATTATATAGAAGATTTATCATCTAGTTTAATCTTTAGTAATGAAAATATAAAAAATAAAAATATAAATAATATACAAATTAATGATAAAATTATAACAAATTATTTTAATAGAGCACAATCTTATGAAAATATAATAAAAAAATCTGATATAGTTACAACTAGATTAAATGGATTACAAATGTTATTTGCATTAAGTACATATTATGATAGTGATAGTTCAATTAGTAGAAGTAATTCTAGTAATTCTATAGATAGTGATACATAAAAAAAATTGATTTTTTTTTATGTATAATAATATAAACAACTAATTATCATAAAATATAATCACAAATCTTATAAAAAACTTTATTAAAAATCTATATTATAAACATGTCATTTAAATCAATTTTTGAATCAAAAAAAAGTCATTTTGAATATATTATTTCAATTATGAAAACAAATGATATTCAAATTAAAGATTTAACGGAGTATTTATTATACCAAAATAATAATAAAAATATTCTTGAAAATCCATTTAAAAAAATGGAAGTTCAAGATATTAAATTTGGTGAAATTGATTTAAAAGAAGAAGAAATAGAAGAAGAAATGGAAGAAGTTATGGAAGAAATTGAGAAAGAAAAAGGACCATTTAATAAAATCACAAAAATTACAACAGAAGATACTATTAAAAAAAGTAAAACTATTTTTGGTAATTTTAAAGGAAAAAGTTGGGCTGATGATGATTCTGATAATGAAGATATAATTAATATTAAAGTTAAACCATCAAGTAGAGAAAATTATGATGAAGATAAAAATGTAAGTTATCTAGAAAAGTTAAATTCTAATATTGTTGAAGATCAAGAATTTACTAAAGTTGGTAAAAAAGTTAAACAAAATACAAAAAAATATACAAAACCAAAATTTACAAAAACAAACAAATATAAAAGTAAGTTAACTGAAGATATTATTAACAATCGATGTAATATTAATTCAGTAACTGAATATATTGATTGTTTAAAAAATAATATGAAACCATGTAAATTTGGTTATAAATGCACAAAAAAAAATTGTAACTTTGCTCATATTAATACAGATGCTGAATGTGATTATACATATACAGGGGTATTATGTCCAGATGTAAGATCATGTAACAAAATACATCAAAAAAGATGTATTTATGATATGGATTGTAATAATAACTATTGTAGTTTCAAACATAGTAGTGATATGCCTACAGCTGAAACACAACAAGCATATATTGATTCTATGGCAAACTATGAAAATATTGTTATGAAAAATTATAATAAACGAGATGAAGTAAATGGATATGAAGAAGAAGTTGCATAATAATATATACAAATAAAAAAAATATATTTTATTTTTTTTTTATTTAAATATATAATTTTAATATAAATATAATAATTATGGAAGAAAAGAAAAATATATTAGAAATTATATTAGAAGATTATTTTTATAAAAATAAATATTTAAAAGAAGAAAATAAAAAATTAGAAATTAAAAATAAATATTTAGAAGAAGAAAATGAAAAATTAAAAATTAAATATAAAAAAATACAAAATACATATGAAGTTGATGATATTCATATAATACAAAATAATTTAATACATGAATTATAAAAAAATTATATAAATTAAAAATATAATTTATATTTTTTTTAAATAATAAATATAGTAATATATATATAATAATATTTATTTATATAATAAAATGAATAATTTATTTGATTATAATGCTAAAAAAAATTATTTAACTACTGATTTAAAATTAGAGAAATTAGTATTTTCAGATCAATTAAAAAGTGAAGAAAATATAAATCAATTAGTACGTATATTCATTACAGAATTAAGATTTAATACAACAGATACAAAAAAAGTAAAAGAATTAATAAAAAAATATATTGATATATGGATTGGATTAGGTAAATTTAAAAGAATTGATAATGATATGAAACAAATAAATGATTATTCATATAAATATGAAATGATTAGAGAATATAATAAAAAATTTTATGATGTATTTAATCAAAATATAATAGATGGTTTAAAAGAAAGTAAATCATATTTAAATGATTTCAATCCATATAGGGCAACATTACAAAATAAAAAAATTAATGATTTTACAGTAGATGATTATAAGAATTTATATGTACAAACTGATGAAAATTTAATATTTGACTTTAGTAGAAGAAAATCACTAAAAAATAATAATGAAAATATTCCAATTTATAGAGCCCAGTTACATAAAAGACAATATGATAAAGAAGATATTGGTTCATTATATGTTGGTGAAGAAAGAAAAAATTTAGAATATAAAAGATATCCAATAGAAGGTGAACTATTTGGTAAATTAAAGTAAAAATAATAAATCTTTATTTAAGATAAATAAGTAATAAAATTACTATAATATGGTTTATCAGAATAATTATAATTATAAGATTCTATAATAAAATCTTTTAAATATTTGGGTGATTCGATAAAGGTAGTAGATTCTATAATATTCTTTTTTGCTAATAAAATACTTTTAGGTGATTTTTTAGTTGACCAAGGTAATTTACCATTATATAAATATAATAATATATAACCAATAGATTGTATATCACCAACTCTATCAGATGATCTACAACTATTACAATAAATGCTAGAAAACATATCTGTACCAGTTGTATTATTTAACTTTTTTTGTTCAATATGTATACCTTTAATATCAATATATTTTTCACATAATTGAAAATTATTATAAATAATAATTTCTGTATTTGTATTTTTAAATATTAAATTATTTAAATTAAAATTAATATAAATATAACCTTTATTATGTAATTCTTTAATTGTATTTATAAGTTGAATACCATAACTTTTAATTTGATTTTCATTAAATATTTTTAATCTATTAATTCTATCATTTAATGAATCTGAATAATATTCCATAATTAATAATACAATATAATATATTTCATCATTTATAGATAAATAACTAGCTTTAATATCATAAAGTTTAACTACATTAGAATTATTAGTAAAATGTTTAGATAATATCATATATTCCCAAAATAGTAAATCTCTATATCGTTTTAATATTTGAGAATTATTTTTTTTATGATATAATAATTTCATTATATACTGTTTATTACTGTCTGTATTAGTAACTAAATAATAATCACCGAGTGTATTATTGTTTATACAATTGTTAATTTTGAAATTAATTTTACTTTCAATAATATTTTTAATATAAATAAATTCATTATCAATAATATTATCTACTTTAATTACATTTATATTTTTTTCACTATTAGTTACTTCATTTAAATTATTATCTTTTTTTGATATTTTTTTAAAATGAATACCACAATAATAATTATCATCAATATTAAACTTACCTGGTTTATTACATATATCACCTGATTTTTTTTTTGATATACATAAATTATGTGATGCCATAATTAATTTTTTTATATACTTATATATTATATTAATTTAAAATCAATTTTTATAATAAGTAAAAAAAAATAAATTATTTAATTAATTTAAATTATTATAAAAATCAATAACTTTAGGATTACATTTAAAAGAATTTATATGTAAATCTAATAAAGTAATATTTTTTAATGATTTTCCACGACTAAGTGCAACATATGCCATACCATAACCAAAAATATCTTTACCTAAATCCATTTTTACATAGTCGATAGAAATTCCTTGACTTTTATAAATAGTAATAGCATATGCCAATTTTAAAGGAATATAAGAATAAGTAATATCAGTATCAAATTCATCAGTACATTCAAAATAAGAAATAATATGTTTCTTATTATCAATAGTTTTAATATAAATATAAGGGAAATTAATTTCTTCAATTACACATCTTGTTCCATTAACTAATTTATTAGGAATATCTATATTATTAGTAATCATAACTTGTAAACCCTTACATAAATTAATATAAGGTTTACTTAATTTATTAATATATTTTTTAATTTTATTATTACACTTATCATATTTATATTCGAATTTATATTCTATATTATTTTTTACAACTTTATTATATTCATTTTCATTAATTCTATCAACATTAACATTTTTAGAATATAAAATAGTTGGTTTAACATCTGTATCTAATTTATTACCAATTAATAAACTTAATTTATTATATAATTCTTCAGTTAAAGGATTAAATCTCAAATATGATAAAATTTTTTGAAATTCTATATCATATTGTTGTCTCATTTGTTTATCTAAAATAATAGTATTTAAATTTAATTTATTCCAAACTTTAGATTCAAAACAATAAGTATTATTAATAGGTGCTAATTGACACATATCACCAATAAATATAACTTGAATATTTCCAAATGGTTTTTTAACTTCCATAATTAAACTAAGTAATTTAGAAATTTTACTAAATAATATATTATCAATCATAGAAATTTCATCTATGATTAATACTTTTAATTTTTTAATTTTTTTTAAATAAGATGAATTTTTAGATTTCAATAATTCATATAATTCATTAGCTGTTTTTTTAGCTAATCCTATTTTTAAAAATGAATGTATTGTAGTACCACCAATTAAAGTTGCTGATACACCAGTAGAACCAGTAACACCAATATTAATTTTATTATTATTAAAATATTTAATAATTTTTTTAGTAAGATGTGTTTTTCCACAATTATGTGTAATAATGAAATTATCCATAAAGTATCTATGATTTCCAGTTATTGTAAAACCATAATATTTACCTTCTTCCATCTTTTCTACTTTAATTCCAAATACTAATACATCTTTTATTTGTTTTCTTGGTTCTACTTTCTTTCTTGGGCATAATACTGGGATTTCTTCTAGTCCTTCTCCTGAAATATTGATCCTCCAAGCTGTTCCATAATTTTTAACTTCTTTATATATCCATGATGTCTTCTTTAATTTCTTATAACAAGCAAATCCAAGACTTCTACATAAATATATAACATCATTAATAACTACTTCATTCTTTTGTGTAAATTCATAACATTTTCCTTTTTTATCATAACACCCATCAGAATCAATTAAACCAGCTAATAATTTTAATTGATTTTTTCTTGAATTACATTTATATATATGTGGAATATGTTTATTATTTATTAAATTTAATTCTTTAAGTGTTTGTAAAAATAAATTATTATTATATTCAACACCATTAATTCTATAATCATATTTACTTTGATATTGTAAATAACAATTATATTGTTTTAAATTATTTGCAAAATAATGTATAATTGGTGAACCTTGTGATGTTATTATAGATGTATTTTTACTACCATCACCTAACTAATAACCAATCATATATGGATCTAACGGTAGTTCATTTTCTTTAAATATTACTTTATCTTTATAACCATTTAAATATTGTTGCATATATGTAGATAAATTTAAATACTTTTTTACAGAAATATCTATTTTTAATTCTTCTTTAATAGTATTTAAATATTCTGTTGCTTGTTTATATATATCATCTTTATCTTT